GATATGATTTGGCCAAACAGGTTCTTTACTGCATCACCGAAGTTGTCAAATCCGCCGTAGAACGCATTGATGAACCATTCGATAATTCCGATGAAAGGCTCCACAAATCTAGCCCACAAAAACTGAATGATGGCGTTAATTACGCCGACAATTACATTCCATATAACTGCTCCCAACCAAGCAATTGCACCGAAAATGAAGCCAACAATCTGCTCGGCAGTTTTCCCAAATCTGACAAAGGCAAGAATGATAAGCCCAATCAATGCCACCATCAGAAGAATCGGCCAGTTGATGGCCAGCCACGCCGCAGCCTGTGCCACAAGAGGCGGAACCATGGCCCACAACTGAGCGATGATGATGCCCAGCCATATCGTACCGACAGCGATCAGAATCGGTTCGATCTTCGACCAGTTATCAGTGACAAAGGATGCAATCGCGGCAATTCCGTCCAGGAGGCTTCCAATCATTGCGGCCGCCACACTGATCGCCTGACTGATACCGGCAACCAACCGCTGGCCATCATCACTATTCAAAAATTGACTTACGCGTTCGATTACCGGCCCGAAGGATGCAATCGCATTGTTGGAAATCTGGTTCCAAAGATCGCCAAATGACATCGGCAGTTCCCCAAATTTATCGTTGATGTCATCCGCGGCGGTAAACAGCGCACCTTTGATAATATCAGCGGTTATTGCCCCCTCCGCTGACATGGCCATCAAATCATTCATGGACTTGCCCGTAAACTTCGCTATGGCATCTGCCAACGCCGGAGCCGTGTTCAGAATGGTTTTGAACTCGTCACCCTGCAGTCCACCGGAACCCATCGCTCTGATGAGTTGCTCCATTCCGGCCTGCTGCTCCGCAGCGCCGGCACCGCCCAGACGAAACGCTTTCTGCGACAGCTCCGCAAACGCAATCATCTCATCGTTGCTTGAAAATGCCTGCGGTGCCGTGAGGCCTAACTTCGCGACATGTTCCGTCATTTCAAAGTATCGTCCGCGGGAGCGGTTTGCCGCTGCAAGAATTTTTTTCTGAAGTTCTTCGTTCGATTGTGTCCCGTCATTGACCGCATTAATACGAGCAAGCGAGTTCATGTAGTTGTCACTGAATGCCATCGCCGACTTGAGATTCTGAGGCGAGAATGCTTGTGAAACCATGTTTTTCAGAGGTGTCAATGCTCCGGTTGCCTGTTTCTGAATCTGAAACAACGGTTTTAAGGCTTGCCTCCAGACAGGTCCCAAGCCTTTCTTGATGTTTTGGTACAATTTTTGGATCATGGTCCAAATGTTTTTAGGGAGGTTTTTCCATGAAAAACTTTGAATTTGCTTCTTCAGGTTTTCAAAAGTCGTGCTTATGTTCGTCTTCAGTTTTGCGATTGAATCCTTAATGTTAAAATCCCTAATGAAGTTTCTTATTTTTTCAAATTCAGTGACAACCGTTGTCCCAATGTTTCTGTACGTTTGTCTATCACCCAATTTTTTGAGGCCTGCCCCGACTGACTTAATCATTATCTTCCATTGTTCCTGATAATGTTTCAGCCTTTGGGTACCCAAATCTGGTTTCGGTGCGTTTAATTGAAGCAGTTCATTCATCTTTTCCAGCAAACCAACGGTTTGCTGGACGGTACTGTTCATTTGTTCTGCTATACTGACAAGTTTTGCATACTCCTGGAGTGTACTGTCGATGGACGATATGATTTGCTTCAACTGCTTGTTTGTAATCCTCTGATTTTTCGCCACAACCACCCCTCCTCTCTCCTTACTTCCTCCTCTTCCGCATCGCCCGCTTCTCCGCCGCGATGCGCTCGTCAATGCAGGCGATGATGAACGCCTTCTCTTCCCGCGGCAGATTCACGAACTGGCTCGGAAGGATGTGAAGCTTGTGGAGGGCGTAGTAAGCGTAGTTCGCTTCACTATCGCCCTCCCGGATCAGTTTTTTGCCTCTTCCACGAGCTCGTCCATCTCAATGTCGAAACCGCTGAGCTCCTGAATCTTCTGCGCGAGCGTCGCGACTTCGCCGGCAAGCAGCACCTTCTGGACGTACTCCTCGGGCGTATGGCAGCCGAGCTTGCGGATGCTCGCCGCATCCTTGAAGTCCGGAACCAGCGTGTGGTGGACGACGACCTGAAGATTAAATTTCTGCGCATCGAACTCGACCTTGCGGCCCTTCTTGATCTGCATGGCGCTGCGCCGGATGTCGTCGAATTCCCGGCTCGTCATCGCCTTGATTTTGAATTTCAGCAGGTTCCCCTTCTCATCTTTGAAGCGCGGCGAGACCACCACTTCTTCGGTCAGATTGTCGATCGGGTTGTTGTTCAGAAACTCCTGCAGATTCATTGTGCGAGTCCTCCCTCAAGATTAGAAAGAATGGGGGGCGCCCATCAGGCGCCCGTAACTTTGTTGAACTCGTCCAGCAGTTCGACGTCGCTGAACGTGAACGGCATCTCTTCTTCGAGCATGTCGTCGCTGGACGCGTCGAACTTCGCGATAATGACGCTGTCCAGGTTGCAGTTTTTCAGCATAACCGACTGCTTGCCGGCGCTGGACTGCGGATCTTCGTTCACGACGTACAGGTCGAACCAGAAGTCGCGGCCGGTCTTGATGTAGTCGAGCATAAGGCGCCGGAACACCGACGTCACATAGTAGATCGTCAGCGTGCCGCTGCCCGACCAGCCCGCCGCCCGCTGCGGCGTATTCGTGCGGCCGAGGACCGGCACATCGACCTTGTTCTTCTCGATCGTCGCCTCCAGCGACTTCGCATAGAACAGCTCTTCCTGGCGGCCGTTGATTTTGATGTAGGCGTAAGCCTGCTTGCCGGAAATGGCGTCCCCTTCACGGAAAATCATGTCGCGTCACCTCTTACCGGACCGTTACGGTCATGTAGATTTTTTCGATCGAATCGACCGGCTGCACCCACTGATTCACAACGACAGAATCCGAATCCGCTCCCGGCAGCACTTCGATGTCCGTCTGCGGATCGAAGTTCTGCACCGCGCCGATGTTCTGATACTGGCTCGTGATGTTGATGCATTCAGATTTGAAAAGATTCCGGCCGTCCGCGTTGTTCGGCACCTTGCCGATGTAGCTCGCGCTGAACACCCGCATATAGTCGTTGCCCAGCCCATCGAGCGCGCGCAGCACGCGGTTCTTGCTGAACGCTTTGCCCTTGTCCGGCGTGAACGTCTTCAACGTGTTGATGTCCTGCTCCACGACCGCCCGGCCGTCGACGCCGGTGAAGACGAACTCGCCGTTCTGCAGCGCGGCGATGATCTGGCTGTTCGTGTACCGCGGCGCAGCGTCCACGGCGTCGTCGTAGGCCGTGTAGGTCAGCGATTCGTTCGGGGCGGCGCCGGCCGTTGCCCCGGCCACCCATGCGACGGCCTGCGCGGCCGTCAGCGTCGTGCCGTCCGCCAGCACCACGCCGTTCTTCACGCTGATGACGCCTTCGTGGTCAGCCGCCGGATAGTTCTCCATCACGACCTGGATCTTCTTGCCTTCTTCGTCGCGCAGCCGTTTCGCGAACGCGGCAAATACGCCCTTCACCGACGGATCGGTCGTCGTCAGGCCGATTGTATGGAAGTCATGCACCTCGATCGCTTCGAGGTAGTTGAGGTAATCCTGCGCCGTCGCGGCGCCGTCCGCGCCGCCGGTCAGCGGAATGCCGGCCGAAGGCGTCAGCAGGCCGCTGCCCGACCAGGTGACCCAGTCGTTGTCTTCGAGGTCTTCGACCTCCTGCACGGCCTCCTGGTAGTCGACTTCCGCGCCGTCCACCAGCGTCTGCACATCGAATTTGTCCGGATCATCCACATTCGTGGAAATGACCACGGTGATGTCGTTCCCTCTGACGCCGCCGTGCTTGGCCGTGATCGTCAGGTTCACGCCGTCCGTGCCCGTCGCCTGCGCGCCGGCGTTGAGCCGGTACAGCAGCACCGTGCGGGCGCGTTTCAGCGCCTCGCGCACCGGCAGCAGCTGCGGCGCCGTAATCGGATAGCCGAGCGCGGCGAACGTGTCTTCGCCGGCTTCCACGGCGATCACCTGCTTCGCCGGTCCCCAGGAGAGCGGCAGCGGCAGGCTGACAATGCCGCGCTCGCCCATNGCGCCGGCGGCCTTCGCCTCCGATTTGAAATTGATATAGACGCCAGGGCGNGTCTTGTTCTGCGANATCCAGTTTCCACCTGCCATGGTTATTTCACCTTCCTGCTTGCGAATTCTTTGATCAGCCTGCGGGCTTGATCGAGCGTGTACGATTCGTCGTCACGGAGCAGCGTGCGGAGCACGTCCTTCTGAACCGGCGCGATGTTCAGCGAGCGGATGATCTGCGCCTTGCTGAACTTCGGCGCTTTCTGGTTCTTCACTTGATTCCCTCCTTCAGGTCGAGCGACTGCATCGCCGGGTCGGGCTGAACCGGCTTCCAGACGCGGATGCGGTACTCGACGGAGAAATGAAGGATCTGGTTCTCGATCTTGAACTTCATCTCCGTCCCGCGCACCGGGCGCCCGGCTACGTCGATCCACTGCAGCGCATCGGACAGATGGTCCGCCATGTCATACCGGTCCTCGTTCTCCGCATCCGGATCCACATACCGGATGCTGAACGGATATTGCCGCATGAACCTCCGGCCCAGTTCCTGCACATGGCCGGACTCAAGCAGCTGCACGATGAAGTACGGCGGACTCGTCTCTTCCGGCGGTTCCCCGTCCAGAACGGGCACGTCCGGGAAGCTTTCAGCCAGCGCGGCACGCACCGCCTGGCGGACATCGTTGATCGAAATGTTCTGCGGCTCGCTCATTTCGACGATTGGATTCACCCCTTTCGCGATGGGTCTGCCGGTTCAATGGGTCACGTCATCGCCGTCACCTCCTTGCGAGATGTCGGGCCCGACGCTGCGCTGCGAAGGGCCCGCCTTTCGGGCTTGTCCGCTTTCGGAAAAAAACAGCCCCGCCGTCAGCAGGACTTTCCGGTTATGCGATCTTCTTTTTCCGCAGATGGGCATACTTCGGGCGCTGCAAGTTGTACGTCATCCGCACGTCATCTGCACGTCATCGGCCCGTCCAAGCGCGTCCTCGACCTTCTTCCGGGCCCGCTCGACATACTGCTGCACCGTGCGTCTCGACAGCTCCAGCTTCGCGCCGATCTCGGCGTACGTGAAGCCTTGCGCCATGTGCAGCAGCCAGCACGTAAGCTCGCGCTCGGTCATGACGGCCATGCAGTCAAGCAGCTTCTGCCGCTCTTCCTCCGTCAGCGGCTCCGTCTTCGCGAGCAGCTCCCGGCGGCGGTAAATGTCATGCCGCTCGGCACCCTTCCGGCTTCCCGGCCGCCGGCCCCGGCGCATCCAATCCAGCGCGTACCGCATGTCCGACAGCATGCCGGATACGGTGCGGGCTTCCACGGCCTCCTCCGGGTTGGAGAGGTCCAGCGACTTCTTGTAGCGGCTCAGCGCCTTGATGCCGGCCGTATATTCCGCAATCAATGCCGCGATGCTCATCCGTTAATTGACCCTCCTTCGCTTGAACGCATTTGCGTTCGTGGTGATGGCTATGATAAACGCTATTGCGTTCATTGTCAAGACGTGCAGTTGCAATTTGAACGCAATTTCGCATATAATGGCAGTACAACCGAATGTCAGTTCGATTTTGCAGCCGGGTTGTGTACGAATTCGCGTGCGTGAGGTGTTCGGGTTGGATGCGAAGGCCAAGGTACTCGCAGAGTTGATCGATCGCAGGGGAAGCCGGAGAGCGTTCGCCGAATCAATCGGACTGCCGCCGACGACGCTCCAGTCGATGCTGACCCGCGGGGTCGGCAGAGCGTCCATCGACAACGTCATGAAGGTGTGCCGCGCGCTCGGCATTACGGTCGAGCAGCTCGAATCCATGGCGCAAAGCTGGGAGGAGAATCGCGAGATCGGCACCATCGCCGCGCATCATGACGCGGAGGACTGGACGGAAGAAGAGCTGGAGGAGATTGAGCGGTTCAAGGCGTTCGTCCGAATGAAGCGTAACCAGAAACAGGAGTGAAACCATGCTCTACGACAATCTCATCCGGGAGGCGGAGCAGCATGGCATCGACATCTACGAGAAACCGCTGATGCGCAGGATCAAAGGTCTGTACGCGGACGGCGTTGTCTGGATCAATCGCCGCATTCCGACGACGAAGGAGAAGGCGTGCATCCTCGCCGAAGAGCTCGGCCATTATCATACGAGCGCCGGGGATATTTTGGATCAGTCCGACATCCGCAACCGCAAACAGGAGAAGGTTGCCCGGGAATGGGCGTACGAGCGGCTTGTCCCGCTGGACAAGATCATTGAGGCGCACCACGCCCGCGTCAGCAGCCGGCATGATTTCGCGGAGTTTCTGGGGGTGACGGAGCCTTTTCTGCAGGCCGCCATCGAGCGGTATCGGGAGAAGTACGGCCCTCATACTATCGTGGGGCAGTATGTAATCTGCTTTGATCCGCTGGGTGTAGTTGAGATGTTCGGGTAAATAAACGAATTTGACCTCCATGGGATCGCCGGGTCATGTTGATGGCCGATGATCCATGGGGGTCATATTTTTTGGGAATGCAGGAATGACGGACTAGTTTTCGACATCAATTTTAGAAAATATGAAGAAAATGGAGGCGGTTATCGATGAAAAAAATCCGCTGGTTTCCGGCCATCCTGGGTGGTTTCCTCAGCGGACTCGGAATTTACTTCCTCGTGTCGTTTTTTGCGTCGACCCCGCAAGTATGGGCGCTGTTCGTCGGATGGATCCTGGTCGGCTATTGGGCGGGGATCGGACAACAGCGCGCCTGGGGACGCATATGGCTTGTGCTTTGCATCATCTCCTTCGCCATGCCGATCGCCGCGTTTGCGCTCGGTGCGAACATTACGGCCGATGCCGTGAACTCGTCAGGCAGTGAGGCGGAGCAAGCCGGCGCGGTCATCGGCGGTGCGATCGGAACAACGCTCTTGACCGGCGTGGTCGGCGTGATCAGCTTTTTCCTCGGCATCATTTTTGCGATCCTGGCCTATTTCAAATTGCGATCGCCCAAAAGCGTATAAATCGTTGAAAAATGACCGAACCCCCAGTCACGCCGGGGGTTCTCGCTTTCAATAGACTTCTCCAACTTCCAGACAGGCCTGCCCGCTTACTGTGCGAATATTTTCCTTAACCACTCATGCGCCAGCTCCGGCCAAATGGCGATCCCGTCATCCGGCTGCCTCAAGTGCGCGAACCGGGACTGGAACTGGTTCACCACTTGCCTTGCGTCGGCGCCTTCGGGGACCGGCCCGATCTGATCATACGGGGGCGGCAGCTCCATCCCGTGATCGATCAGATACTGCAAAGCCTCGTAAACCTGCTGCATCGTATAATCCCGGCCGTATTCTCCGGACGCCCATTGCCGATTGGCCAAGGACAACCCATGCCGGCCATTCCCGAATACATGAAGCTCAAACGGAACACCGTTTTCCTTGCATGCTTTGGCGAATAGGAGCGAATTCTCGACAGGCACCGATTCGTCGGTCGCCGTATGCCACAGAAAGACCGGGGGCGTACGGCGGGAGACCTGCTCTTCCAAGGACATGTATGCCAGCTCTTCCGCCGATGCTTCCGGGCCCAGCAGCGCCTTGAATGACCCCTGGTGCGCGTATTCGCCGGCGCTGATGACCGGATAGGACAGGATGACCGCATCCGGACGATTGCTGACGCCTTCGTATTCGGGGCTGACCGGTTGAAGCGCTTCTGCGTCATGATGCACGGCCAGACTTCCGCACAAATGTCCGCCGGCCGAAAACCCGCAGATGGCGACTTTTCCCGGATCGATCCGAAACTGCGAGGCTTGCTTCCTGACGAACCTGACCGCCTGGGACAAATCCTTCAGCGGCTGCATTTTCAGAGGCGTTCTCTGCAACAGATTCGTCGTGTAGGTGAGCACGAACACATTGCAGCCTTTGTCGTAAAAGGCCTTGGCCACAATTTCCCCTTCCGTGGGAGAAACGAGGATATACCCGCCGCCCGGTACGACAATGAGCGCGGGCCTGATCTCATCATCCTCGTGAACATAAGTGACGAGATTCGGTACAAAATCGCCCGTTACGGGGTACGTGTATTCTTCTTTGCGCCATAGGACATGGGTTTCCGTGATCATCGGCAGATCTCCTTTGAATGCGGTTTCCTGAAGTCAAGGATACCATCCCGTCGAGTCCGGGAACAGGGGAAATCCACATTTTATCGGTGCATTTTCGCAAAAAAAGACACGGCCCCTTCCAAAAGGGACCGCGCCGGATGCCACGCGCATTGCAATTGTTTATCCGATCGAGCCTTCCATTTCGAATTTGATCAATCGATTCATCTCGACCGCGTACTCCATCGGCAGCTCCTTCGTGAACGGCTCGATGAAGCCCATGACGATCATCTGCGTCGCTTCCGCTTCGGACAGNCCGCGGCTCATCAGGTAGAAGAGCTGGTCTTCCGANACCTTCGANACCGTCGCCTCGTGCTCGAGCGTGATNTTGTCGTTCATGATCTCGTTGTACGGGATCGTGTCCGACGTCGACTGGTTGTCGAGNATGAGCGTGTCGCACTTGATGTTCGACTTCGCNCCGTCGGCGTTGCGGCTGAACGACGCGAGACCGCGGTACGTCACCTTGCCGCCGTGCTTCGAGATCGACTTCGAAATGATCGTCGACGTCGTGTCCGGCGCGAGGTGGATCATTTTCGCCCCGGCGTCCTGGTGCTGGCCTTTGCCGGCGACGGCGATGGACAGGACGCTGCCCTTCGCGCCGCGGCCCTTCAGGATGACGGCCGGATATTTCATCGTCAGCTTCGAGCCGATGTTGCCGTCGACCCATTCCATCGTCGCGTTCTCTTCCGCGACCGCGCGCTTCGTGACGAGGTTGTAGATGTTCGGCGCCCAGTTCTGGATCGTCGTGTAGCGGACGCGCGCGTCCTTCTTCACAATGATCTCGACGACGGCGCTGTGCAGCGAGTTCGTGCTGTAGATCGGCGCCGTGCAGCCTTCGACGTAGTGGACGAAGCTGCCCTCGTCGGCGATGATGAGCGTCCGTTCGAACTGCCCCATGTTCTCCG